TATAATCTGAGCTTTGAATTTCAGAATCCCCTAGGAGATCATAAAATTGATTGCTCTTCATAACAATATGGCGTGGTAAATCAGGATCAACATCAGAAGCATCCAAGATTTTCTTAGCTTGCATTAACTTCGTAATGTTCATATCCGTTGTAGCTGATACAGCAACTTTTTGAGCAGAAGGTAAGGCTACATTAGATGATGCGTCATTCTCATCAATCGTAGTAGCGTTACCAGACATAGCAGCGATGATTATATCATCCATCTTTCGCCCCATTGCCCATACACCAGCTTTCATATAGTCGGAAGCAGGATCAGCTAACATTCGGACTTTATCTGCCTTGTCAATCAAGTCAGCCCAATTGTAGTCATCCATGCTCACACGTCTACGTGAGTGTGGTGTAGAGATTAATGGAGTATCAGAATGTCGGCTTGTAATCTTTTGAGCCGATGTGCTACCTATTCTGTCAAAATGGTCATATTTACCTACTACATCCGCATTTAAACGGACATAGTCACGCAAACGTGAGCCTTTTTGCTGTACCAAGTGAATAAACGTGTCCCTAAACTTCTGGACAAATGCTTTATTGACTTCAGTACTCATAATACACCTCTTATTTTAAGAGATAAAAAGGAAGAGTTATCTGCACCATGCAGGCTCTTATTTGCGTGAAGACCTAGTTGTCCTTTTACGGGCTATTTTCTTCACAAGTTGGGGAGTGTAAACTTCTATAGGGAGTCTAACTGCCGAAGGACACATTCCATAAAATGTATCTGCCGAAGTCTTTGTCTTATAAGAGTTACAAAACCCATATTTCTCTGGAGTGGTCTTTCCTTTTTCCTCATCAACACGTCTGTCTTTGTAGGTAAAGTGCGAACACTCAGAGCAAATTATATTCTCAATCATTCCTCACTCCTGTATACCACATCGTATAGATTATCCCTATAAGCAATTGCTTCTTCATGCCTAATGTCTTTGGGGTCAAACAATGCTTCATGGTATTTATGCTTTTTATCTTTCATCATTGCATCTATTTCAATCCTAGCAGAGTCTGAATCTACTGAACCCGTATCTCTACCAGAGCCTGACATTTCTGGCTCATTAAATGCTGTCCCTATTTTATGCAGGAACTTAATCATTCCAACATTGTTGGCTATACCGTTCTCATTAACGAAAGCTTTTAGATCGTCATCAGCAAATCTATTAAAGGCACGTCTGGATAATGCAAGGTTTTTATCGTATTCTTGTGGCCCCCATTCCTTCTTAAGAGTAGTCTCCGCAGAGATACGGGCTTGTCCCAAGGCTGCATCACCATCAATCATAGCCCCATTTATCATATCAGTATAGAAGTCAACTGCTTTCTGGGCTTGGTTATTGGTAAATCCCTGATCGAATGCTTGATTTCTAAATTCTAGGATCTTTTGTTGATCCGAAGGATTAGTAGAAAAGCGTTCATCAATGACCAAATCATACTTCTCAGGAGATTCTGGTCGTCCTACCTTAGTAAAAAAGTCACTACGTTCTTCATCTGAAGAATCATCGGTAGGAACTTTAACTCTAGAACCTAACATTTCTTGCATAGAAAGATAGGAACTGCTTAATCCACCTACATCCTTAAACTTCTGTAGCGTTGCGTTTTCCTTAAGATCATCAGGCAAATAACGTGATTGCCAAGAATTATCTTCTGGTGGTGCTACTTCCTCTGTGATGAGATTATCGCTTGTCACGGTCGCATCTTCAGTCATAAGTTACTCCTCATATGTTGTTGTTTGTTGTACTGTTGGTTTAACTTCTTTAAATGCTTTAATTTGTGCTTTGATTCCTAACACTAATCCACGACCCCCTTCATTGAAGTACGTAGAGTAAGGATCATTTGGTACGGCTGATATCTGGTTAGAGTACATTTCGTCTAAAAATTCTAGAACACGTTCTCCATAAGCTCCAGAAAATGTTTTTACTATAGCTTCTCTAATCTCAACCAATTCTTCATTATAACGGGAACGCATCTGGGCCTCCTAGAGCTTTAACCATTGGAGCAGCTTTTCCAGCACCTTCAGCTACCTGAGATGCTTGCTGCATTTGTTCCTGCATTTTCATTTGTTCTTGTCTTGTAGCTCTTAATTGTGCTATTTCTTCCTGAGAACGCATTATTTGATTCGGCACAGCCATCCTTTCACCGATAATTTGTAAAGCTTCATCCATATTAATGAGGTCAAGCACGTCAGGCGAAAACGATGCCATATTGGCAGCAACCCCAAGCCATTGTTGAATACTTGTGACATCCTGTATCTTTTGATTCTTAGCCAACTGGCCCACATATGACACTTCGATTTCATCTATTCCCTCCAATGCTTTAGGAGTAGGCGGTAAAATACCAGACCTATTCATTATACCAAAGCTACGAATAATCAATGGTGTTAGAACCTCACTCTCAAACCTTGCTACTGTAGGGCCAAGTAGTTTTTGTATTTGTTCTCTAACCGTAGCAACCTCTTCAGCCGTCATGTTGAGTTTTTCTGGTAGAACCAATTGATCGGCTAAGAAGATACCTCTGATTGATTTTTTAAGTTCATTAGCTTTCAGAGAAGATAGATCGAATCTTCCTTCAAATCTCAGGAATTTAAATCTTTCTGGTTCCCTAGAGTAGTTAATGGCAGAAGGAGTCATTCTGAATGTACCAATGATACCTTGATCGGGTGCTATTAGGGGTGGGTGTACCGCAGTTGCTAATCCTTTAAGTTCTAGTTCACGTATTTTGTTAATTGTTTTGATATCTGGCATTGCTATATCAGCAGGACTTCTCCCCCATAACTCTCCTGATGATTTTTCAAATCTACCTATAACGTAAGGAAGTTCATCAAATCCACTTTCTCTTACCAATGTTCTAGAGTCTAGATGAATATCAAGGGCTGCGTATCGTTTATTAAGAGAGTCTTGCGAACCTGACTTGTAATCAGCTCTAGGCATTAAAGCACGAACAAACGTAAACTTTTCATGTGGCTTATCCTTGCAAGCCTTTTTCACCTTGTCGGGTAGTTTACGCATACCAAACATCTGTTTGGCTTGTCGTGCCGTAAATGTGTACTCCCAGAATACTGTATCAGGCTGTCCTCTTTTATCTTCTGCAAAACAAAACTGACCTGTAGGAATAGAAGTAAAGACTAGCCCACCAAATCCTTCACTATAGGCATCGTTCTCTTCTAATAGAATGTTGATTGTCCCAAAGGAAGTAAAATCTAAAAACGCTTCACCAATTGCTGTGTAAAAATTACTTTCGTGCATACCAAAAAACATCTTTTGGGTGACATCATGGAACCAACGCTTAACCTCTGGGTCTTTATTGAGTGGAGCTAATTCATGTCCTGATGGTATGCCCAACCCAAACCAAACTACAGATTGTGGGACAAGAGCATTTTGCATAGACATAGCCATCAAACGGCTTGCTTCTGGTGCAGAGGAATCAAATAATTTATTGGTATGGCGTTCAGCCCCAATAATAGTAGAGCTATCGACACCTTGTTTTCTGGGTCTTATATAATCTCTTACATCTCTAAAGAAAGGCTCCCATAGCATACGGTCTTCTTTTAGAACATCATATTGTCGAATAATATCTTGGACTGAATACCTATAAGCCATGTTATGCTCCTAGTAGCGTTTTTTTATCTGTGTCATCTCCAGCCCCACCTAATACTCCTTCTGGTCTTTTGATTGCTCTCTTACCTAACTTAATACGACCTTTTTGTATGGAAGGTACTGGATCTCTATTCGTAAAATATTTGCTTGTATTTGCTTTTACATCTTTTAAACTGATATCTTTATTGCTTGCATAACCAGAGAGTAGTTCGTTGGGTACTTTACCTTCACTAATCGCTCCATAGAAAGAACCCGTTGCGGATCTTCTCTTTACGTTCTCTGGGTTGTCATACATATAATCTACATAATCTTTAATGCCATCTACACGAAACTCTTCATCTCTAATATCTGTTAAACGCTTACGTTCCGCATCTTGTTTCCTTTGAATTGCAGCGTAATCAATTGTAGGTGCAGAAGAACGACCTCCACCAAACCAACTAGAAAACTTACCCATAGTGTTTACTCCATCTTAAGTGATAAAACAGGGCCATGTTCCACCACCCCAGACTTCTTCATTAAATTAATAAATAGTTGTTGTTCTTTTTCTTTCAGTCCAGCAGTCGCTGTTGCAAATATATGAGAGCAATCTTGTTCTTTAGCCCACTTTAATGCGTAAGCGACTAGATTTCGACTAGCATCTGTTCTTCTACCAGATAAAAATACAAAAAACTTTCCTATATAACAAAAGGGTCTGTCATGGTACTCTAAGCTTTTAGCTAATATCACATATCCTATTATTTCGTCATCCTTCTCAGCAACTGCAATGGCACAACCGTCATAGTAGATATGATTATAAATGTATTTAAAGGCATTCTCTTCGTTGTACACAAGTCCGTAGTCGCTTTCTTCATTAATTGCTTTCGTCAAATGTACTATTTCGCTGGCATCGTCAGGGAACGCTAATCGAACTGTACTGTTAGTAATCTTTTTCAAGACGATAGAAGTCCTTTTTCAGATTTATTACCCACAACTTTCTTCTTATAGAACAAACTGGGCTTATTGACCTCTTCTTCTGTCGTAGCACCTAGCCCTAACGCACCCCCATCATTAATAATGGTGTTTTCTCTGGTGTCAGTAGACGCTAATCGTGCCATCTTCCTTCTTTTCTCATCATCTAATTTTGCTTGTGTAACAGCAGCAGGCTCTGGTAGCTCAGTCTTCGGAGGCAAGTAGTCTGACTCCTTTGGTGCTGGCATCATCATAGGTGCTGGCATTGCAGGCATTGATCCTTTACCACCCATATCTATCTCCTAATTAAAAAACATCGTAATCTGCTACCGCACTTGATTGCATTTCCTTGACTGTTAAATATCCTGCTTCAAATCCTAGTGTGCAGGTTGATAAGGAATCAAACCCATGAGAAGCCCAGTTGTGCAACGGTCTATTCTTGTAACAACCGTTTTTATCGTCCCATTCTTTACGGTAATTTTTTAAGCAAGTCAAGCCTCTACTACACTTGTTCTCATCAAAGTAAAACTGTGGGAATAAGTTCCTAACGCTTTCAATCTTATCCATCACGTCAGCAGGTCTTGGTACAGTTTCAAATATGAGTCCTTGCTCC